GGGTTATGTCCCGCTTCATCAAGGACGAGGCTGACAAGGCTGCAACGATTGCCATGCATGCACGCAAGGGCGTCACCGAAGTTTACTTCGAGGGCGACTTCCCTGTGATGGTGATGAAGTCTGCCAAAGACCAGCCCGACGCACCGAAGGGCAAGTTCCTGAAGTCGGCCAGCTACAAGGAGCCCCGCTTTGTAGCCACACCCGGCGAGCGCTACCCTGCGACCTATGGCAACCTGCACATCGAGGACAGTGACGACATGCTGTCTGAGTTCGCCCGCCAAGTGTGGCTGATGGACAACAAGAGCGACTCCCGCCTCACCAAGAACACCAGCGTTTACAACACGATGGCAAAATGGAGCAAGACGTTCGGCGAGTTCAAGGACGACAACCTGCAGAAGCAGTACGAGATCTTCAAGGGCACCATGCGCTTGATTGGCGTGTTGAAATAAGTTTGCATCTGAACTGATTGTGTACTACAATTGGTTCATGCAAACAGTAACCGCCAAGGAGTACGAAATGGCACTGATACCAGAAACCGAAGTGACAATGGCTGACCTGATCGAATGGGATGCCTGCAAGAAGGAACTGGCCCTGCTGAAGAGCAAGGAAGCGCTGCTGCGCAGCCGCATCTTCAAGCACTACTTCCCGAACCCCAAGGAAGGCACCAATAAGGTGGACTTGGCTGAAGGCTGGCTGCTGAAGGCCCAGCACGTTATCAGCCGCACCTTTGACATGGGTGCACTCCAAGCGGCCTGCGGCGAAGAGGGCGACTTCACCAAGGCTGGCTTCAACTGCAACCCGCTAATCAAGTGGAGCGCAGAGCTGAAGACAACCGAGTACAAGCAACTGCCGCCAGACCTGCGCACGCTGCTTGAAACCACAATGATTATCAAGCCGGGTAGCCCGCAGATGGAGATTGTGCTGCCAGCGGCCACGGCAAAGGCGCAAGCCGCAGCCATCACCAAAGCCGCCAAGTAAGGAACCAACATGACCGCGTGCAAGACTTGCATAATCATTCGAATGCGTGTTATTGCGCGCGGCATGGTGGCCTTGGGCTTCACCGTTGAAGCCGCTAAGGAAAAGGTCGAACCGCAGCTCACAGCTGTTGGCCTTACCCTTAGGATACAGACCGGCGCATGGTTTGGAAAAGAATTGATTGCCGACAACACCAAAGTTGAAGACGGCGAGTTCGAACACTACAGCATTTGCAGGGAAGGCGGGCTGCTATGATTTACGAGGCAATGAAGGCCGTTGACTACGACCCAGGAAAGGCGAAGCATTGGCCCATGGTGCTGATGCCGAAGATTGACGGGGTTCGCGGCTACTGCAGCGGGCAAGGCCTGTTCCTGGCGCGCAGCGGGGACCCGCATGCCAACCAGCACGTCCACAAGACGTTCAGCAAGAAATATCTGATTGGTGCTGATGGTGAGGTGGTGGCAGAAAGCGTTACTCACCCCGATCTGTGCCGCCTAACCACATCAGCAACTAGCACGCAGGATACTGAGCCGTTCGTGCAGTTGTGGGTGTTTGACTGGTACGACGAAAACACTTGCGACAACGGGTTCCTTGACCGACTGCACTACGCCGAAACGATGGTCAAGCTGTTGCGCAAAGAGCATCCTGAAATGGAAGACCGGCTGCGCTGTGTGCCGTGGAAGCTGGTGCACAACCAAGCTGAAATGGATGCGGCACACGAGGAATATGAGGCCATGGGTTATGAGGGCGCAATTGCCCGCCGCCCTGATGGCAAGTACAAGCAAGGGCGCGCAACAGTGCTGGAAGCGACTTACCTCCGCCTGAAAAGCTGGATGCACGACGAGATCCGTGTGCTAGAAGTTATCGAGGGCAAGACCAACACAAACGAGCTCACAACTGATGCCTTGGGCTATGCCAAGCGCAGCACGCATAAAGAGAATATGATTGGCAATGGGATGATCGGCACCATTGTCGGCGAGCTGGTGAAGGATGTGGTCATCGGCAAAAAGGTGTTCAAAGCTGGCAAGATTGTCAACATGGCACCCGGCAAAATGACAAACGAAGAGGCGAGGTATTACTTCGAGCACCAGGAAGAAATTATCGGGGCGATTGTCAAGGGCAAGCACTTCCCGCATGGTGTCAAGGATACGCTTCGTTTCTTTACGTTTCAGACATTCCGTCCCCTGTCCGATATGTAAAGCGGAACCGCTGCGGTATAATTGGCGGCAGACAAAGGAGTTCGCATTATGGCTTTGGAATGGACAACGACCGGGCAGGTGACTGCAAACAATGGCATTAAGTTGCTAGTGTATGCCACCTCCGGTATCGGCAAGACGGTACTGTGTGCAACCGCACCCGCGCCAGTGGTGCTCAGTGCAGAAAGCGGCTTGCTGTCTTTGACGCGCAAGAACATTGAGCGTATCTTTGGCGTCAACACTCCGGGTATTACATACGACATCCCGGTGATGAAAATCAACACCATTGAGGACTTGCAAGAAGCATATTTGCTTTGCCGCGACAATCCCCAGATGAAGCAGTTCAAGACGCTGTGCTTGGACAGTATCACTGAGATTGCCGAGCAGGTGCTCAACAATGCCAAGCGCACCAACAAAGATCCGCGCCAAGCCTACGGCGTACTGATTGAAAAGATGCAAACCATTATCCGGGATTTCCGTGACCTCCCCGGTTATAATGTGTACATGGCCGCGAAGGCGGAACCCATGAAAGACGAATTGACGGGCATTGTGAAAACAGGCCCAGCAATGCCCGGTTCCAAATTGGGACATCAACTGCCGTACTTCTTTGACGAAGTGCTGCGCCTTGCCGTTGGAAAGGATCCAAAGACACAACAAACCTATCGTTACCTGCAAACTCAGCCCGATCTCCAATATGAAGCCAAAGACCGCAGCGGCGCACTGGACCAGATGGAGATGCCCCATTTGACTCACATTTTCAACAAAATCTTGGCATAAGGAGCCCAGAAATGCAATTCGCTTTTGACGCAACGAACATCCCTCCAGACGCAGGTGGCTTCGGCGAACCAGTGCCGAAGTCGTGGTATCTGGCTCAGATCGATGATTCGGAAATCAAGGAGACCAACGCCAAGGACGGCCACATGGCAGCCCTGCGCTGGACCCTGCTGCAAGGCCCGTACCAAGGCCGCAAGGTGTTCCGCAATTTCAACATCCGCAACAAGAACCCGCAGGCTGAAGAAATTGCCAAGAAGCAGATGTCGGCCGTATGCCACGCTGTAGGCATGCTGAACATCCAGGACACTGTGCAACTGCACGGCATTCCGCACTGGATCAAGGTCACCATCGAAAAGGGCCAGCCCAAGGCCGATGGCGGTAGCTACCCCGACAAGAACGACATCAGCACGTTCAAGAACGCCAATGACTTCACACCTCCCGCAAGCGAAGGCGTGAACGGCGAAGGCGGTGCCCCTGCTGCCGCTGGTGTTCCTGCCGCTGGTGGCGGTGTGCCTGCCAACCCGTTCGGCGCTGGTGCGGTGCCCGGTGTCGCCACTGGCGGCGTGCCCAGCTTTGCGCAAGCGCCTGCTGTGGCCGCCCCTGTCGCTGCGCCTGTGCCTGCTGCGCCCCCTGTGGTGGCACCGCCCGTCGTGGCAGCGCCTGTGCATGACCCGCTGGCTGCCGCATTGGCAGACGGCTGGATCCAGCACCCCCAAAGCGAGCCGCATGTGTACAAGGGCAACGACGTCAAGGCCAAGACCGAATTGGCCGCCCTGTACCCTGCGCCCGCCGCTGGTGGCATCCCCGCTGCACCCGGCATCCCCGCCGCCCCTGTGGCCGCTGCGCCGACTTTCCCCGCAGCACCAGCGCAAGCAGCCGCCCCGGTAGCTGCCCCCGCTGCTACGCCTGCAGCACCAGCGGCCGACCCCGCTGCTACAGCGAGCACGATGACCCCACCTTGGGCAAAGCAAGGCTAATCACTTAGCCTGCAGGTAAATAGGCCGCCATAGTGCGGCCTATTTTGTCATCAAACCGGGAGCAACAATGACAACATCACTTGCAACACCAGTCAAGGAAGCAATTGACGAAATGATCCTGCGTGATGGCGGCAACCTATTCCGCTATCACTTGGGAAAAATAATGCCCACACTGGACGATGCATACCGCGAGTCCAAATACAAGTTCCGGCCACACATGGGCGCTAGCCTGCAGGGCAACGAGTGCGCCCGTGCAATCTGGTATAGCTTCCACTGGTACACCGAGCCAACCTTCTCCGCGCGCATCCAACGCCTGTTCAATCGCGGGCACATGGAGGAAGGTCGCTTCATGGCAATGCTGGCTATGATCGGCTGCGAGATCCACCAGTACGACGCACAAGGCAAACAGTTCACCATTAGCGGGGCCGCTGGGCACTATGGCGGAAGCGGTGACGGTGTGCTGCGTATCGTGCCGGGGCTTGACCCTAGCATGTATTGCCTGTCGGAGTTCAAAACGCACAGCGACAAGTCGTTCAAGGAGCTGGTGAAGAAGGGCATGAAGGTTGCGAAGCCTGAGCACTACATCCAGATGCAGCAGTACCTTGTCAAGATGGAGCTGCCCGTTGGCCTGTACGGCGCAGTGAACAAGAACGACGACGATCTGCACTTCGAGTATGTCGAACGCGACATGGAGACTGGAACCCGCGCAATTGACAGAGCGGAGAAGATTGTGTGGTTACAGCAGCCTCCGGAGCGCTTCGGCAACCCGCCAAGCCCCGGAAACCTTGTCTGCCGCTGGTGCGACCACAAGGGCGTCTGCTGGAGCAAGGCTGCGCCAGCCTTCAACTGCCGTACTTGCCAATTTAGCGTCCCAACCGAAGCGGGCGGGGGTCAATGGGTGTGTTCGCTTTATAATGGCTATGTACTCACCCGCGACAATCAAGAATCTGGTTGCGCTAGCTGGAAGGAACGCGATTAATGAAACCCCGTGAATATCAGGCTTGGGGAGTTGCCGCCCTTTGGGACTGGTTCCGCAACAACCAGGAAGGGCACCCAGTTATCAAAATGCCTACAGGCACAGGCAAGTCGATTATTATTGCCGATGCCATTCAGCAGGCGTTTGGCTGGCAGCCAACGGCCAGAGTAATGATGCTAACCACATCCAAGCAGCTCATTAAACAGAACTATGAGAAGATGTTGAAGGTGTGGCCCAAGGCACCAATCGGCATTTATAGTGCTGGCCTGTCTTCACGGGACATTTACGAACCAATCATTTTTGCAGGTATCCAATCTGTAGCGGACAAGGCCAACTTGTTCGGGCATGTGGACCTTGTGTTTATTGATGAATGCGACCGCGTGCCGGACGACATGAAAAGTCAATACCGCAAGTTTATTACCGGGCTGATTAAGTTCAACCCGCATGTGCGCTTTATTGGCCTGACTGCTACGGACTGGCGTACTGGCAGCGGCAAGATTACGGAAAGTGATAAGTGCCTGTTCACCGACGTTGCTGTGGACATGTGCACGGTGGAGAGCTACAACTGGTTCGTAGAGATGGGCTACCTTGCCCGCCTTACGAGCAAGCGCACCACAGTCAAGCTCGACACAGACGGGGTGTCGGTAACGGGCGGTGAGTACAACTTGGCACAGCTGGAACGGGCTGTGAACAAGGCTGACATCACAATTGCAGCACTACATGAGGCCATGGAGTGCGGGGCTATGGAGCGTCGCAAGTGGCTTGTGTTCTGCAGCGGAATCGATCACTGCATTGACACAGCCGCCATTATGAACAGCATGGGCATTGAAGCCCGCGTGTGCCACAGCAAGTCCAAGGACAATGACGCGGCTATTGAGTGGTTCGCCAACTATCAAGGCACGGCCCCTGCTGCTCTAATCAACAATGATATGCTGACTGTTGGCTTTGACGATAGTGGCATTGACCTATTGTTTATCCTGCGCCCAACAAAGTCCAGCCGCTTGTGGGTTCAAATTCTTGGGCGCGGCACCCGCCCACTGTTTGCAGATGGCTTTGACCTGGACACGCAGGAAGGCCGCCTGATGGCTATTGCGGCCAGCGACAAGCAGGATACGATGGTGCTTGACTTTGCGCATAACGTGCTGAGCATGGGTCCGATTAACGATCCGCTGATTCCAAGCAAAAAGAAGAAGGGCAGCGGCGTTGCACCTGTTAAGGAATGCCCGCAGTGCAACGAACAAGTTCACGCCAGCGTAAAGATCTGCCCCGGCATTATGCCAGTGAGCGGAGAAAAGTGCGGCTATGTGTTCCCTGAAAACATCAAAATTCAAACCAATGCGTCAGAGCAAGAGTTCATTAAGAAAGAAGAGCCAGCTGTCATCGACATCTTCAAAGTGGATTCTGTCAACTATAGCATCCATACCAAGGCTGGGACTGAAAACATGCTGCACGTTCGCTATTATTGCGGGGTACGCAGTTTTGACGATTATGTCTGTATTGCTCACCCCGAGGGCACACCTGCAAGGCGCAGGGCGCAGCGCTGGTGGAGCGACCGTGCACGGGATGCCAAGATACCTACTCCGCCGGATGCTCAAACGGCTTTGGCGTGGGCCGCGCAACTAAAAACTCCTACGCACCTATCAGTTCATGTGAATGTAAAATACCCCCGTATAACGGACTATTGCTATGACGGCACCCAGTTCAATCGTATTAAGATTACTGACCCGTACCAGCTTGTGAAGCCTACTGTTTACGTAGGCAACAGCAAAAAGAATACCCGTTTGGAGACGAAGCAGACTTTTAGTACGTTTGATGAGGATTTGGAGGCACACAATGTGGATTAACATCGACCTGGACAACATGCGCGTCGTGCACAAGCACCAAAACAAGGACGTTCTGCGCAACCTGAGCTGGATTGAACTGCAGTGCGCGAGCGCCTGTATTGCATGCGGTGATGCTGTGGCTATGTCCAAGTTCACAGCCCTTGAGCTGCAGCGCCTTTACGAAGGCATGACAGGACACAAGCTCCTCACCTACGCTAACCACATGGCGCGCGTCGTGGCAGATGCTTGCATGCGCATGCCGGAAACCGATGCCGACTTTGCCAGCAGCCAAGAGCAGCGGCTGAAGGTGACTGCGAACGATACAAGGCGTTACCGCTACGTTAAGGGCGCAAGCAAGCCTGAGCACATGCCGGACCTGTTTATGCCTGAGTCACTCACTGCCGAGCGCAACCAGGATCTGGAAGGCAATACAACTTATGCAGCCGCACCAACGGCCCCGCCCCGGCCCCAATGGCAGCCCACAGCGGCCGATCAGGCAGCGGCGGGCGCTATTGCCCCTGCCCCGGCTGCGCCCCGCCAGCCGCGCGCACCAAGCGACGGCACACCCCGCAAGGGCGGCACCCGCGACATCGTGTTCAGTGTTGCGGATCAAATGTGGGCGGCGGCTGGCAGCCCGCGTGAAGCCAGCATTATCCTGAAGCTGCGCAAAGAAATGATGGTGGAGCTGGAGGCAAACCACGGGGTTAAGCGCACAACCAGCAGTAACACGCTGGGTGATTGGCAAAAAGCTCGTATCCAATAAAATAGTTTGTATCTAGAAATAAATATCCAAGAATCTTTGTTATAGTTAAGGCACGTGAGGCGGTTTCAACATTCACTTACTTACTGGAGTTACTGAGATGCAAAGCATTCGCAAATTTCTGCCCCTGATGCTGCTGATGGCTGCCGCTGGCGCCGATGGTGCCGCTGCTGGTGGCGGCACTGCAACCGACGACAAGGCTGCCGCCAAGGCCGCGAAGGATCTGGCAAAGGCGCAGGAAAAAGCCGCAAAGGATCAAGCCAAAGCCGCTGAAAAGAAGGCTAAGGAAGACGCGAAGGCCGCCGAAGCCAAGGCCAAAGCTGACGCCAAGGCGTTGAAGGAAGCTGAAGCCAAGGCGTTGAAGGAAGCTGAAGCCACTGCTGCCAAGCAAGCCAAGGCCGCAAACCAGATGCCCGAGCAGAACGGCGTTCGCCGCCCCAAGCCTGAAACCCTGTGCGGCAAGGCGTGGGCCGTGTTCGATGCCATGTCGGCCCAACGGCAAGAGCCTGTGTCCATCCGCGCTGCGCTGGTGGAAACCGACAAGCAGAAGCTGAACCCCGGCAACGTCAAGGCCGAATACAACCGCTGGCGCGCATTCCACGGCGTGAAGGGCCGCATTGTGGACCCTGCACTGGCCGAAGAAAAGGCAGCCAAGGAAAAAGCCAAGGCCGACGCCAAGGCTGCAGCCGACGCCGAAAAGGCCAAGAAGGCAGCAGATGCGGTTGCAGCCAAGGAAGCCAAGGCCAAAGCCAAGGCCGACGAGAAGGCCGCCAAGGATGCCGCCAAGGCACAGGAAAAGGCACGCAAGGCTCAAGAAGCCGCTGCAGCCAAGGCCCAAGCCGACGCAGCAAAGCAAGCCTAATCGCTTGCCGGTTGCCTTACAATAGGCAGCCAGACGGGCCGTGCAACGCGGCCCGTCCAGGAGACCCGCTTGGCGGGTTCTTTGGGGTGCGGGATGGTGGACAGGTTATAGAGCTGCAAGGAGCAGTGACTAGACCTCAGAGTTAGCGTAGCGCCGTTCTCCCGGTGGCGAAACTAGCGAGTCTGGAGACCCGGCCCGTACCCCAAAGAATCCATCAGCCACTTACCCTGGAGACCACATGAACATTCAACCCCTTGAAAAGCTCTCCCGCTCAGACGGCAACGTGCTGGATGTGCACAGCATATTTCAAACGATACAAGGTGAGGGGCCGCTGGCTGGTGAGCCCGCTGTCTTTATTCGTTTGGCTGGTTGCAATTTGCAGTGCCCACGATGTGATACGGACTACACCAAGGGCCGCAGCGAAATGTCAACGCTGCAGATCCTGGATGCTGTTGCAGAGCTGATGCAGCGCAAGAACCACACGATCACAACAATTGTGATTACAGGCGGCGAGCCGTTCCGCCAGAACATCAGCCCGCTGTGCAACGAACTGCTGAACCGCCAGCTTACGGTGCAGATTGAAACGAATGGCACCTTGCCGCCTCCACCCGGTTTCCCTGACGATGCGCTGGTCGTGTGCTCGCCAAAGACTAGCCACATTCACAAGCGCCTTGTGCCGCACCTGTCGGCGTTGAAGTATGTGGTCAAGGCTGGTGACGTCAGCGAGCTGGATGGCCTTCCGATGCATGCGCTTGGCAACACATGCGAAGACACAGGCGTCGCCCGTCCACCTGAGCACAACATCGTTCCCGTGTACGTTCAGCCACAAGACGACACAGCGCACGATGTGCTCGGTGAAACCCGTAACCGCGAGAACATGGCAACAGCTGTCAATTCTTGCCTCGACCACGGACATATTCTGTGCATCCAAATGCACAAGTATGCAGCAATTGAATGATCTACCGTGAACGCACCTCCCCGGCTGGCATAGCCCCCACCAACGAAAAGTCCGTCGCTGTCCGTGAGGCCGCTGTTCAGCTTCGCCGCGATATGATTGAACAGCAAGTCTGGCAATGCTGCGTCAACTGTATCAACTGGGTGAAGGTAACTAGGCTCGGGCCACAAGGCGTCGAGAGCGAAACCTTCAAGTGTGGGCTGTATAATGCAGTACCGCCTCCAGAAGTTCTGGTTGTTGGCTGCATTGAATACGAACGTGACATCCCTTTTTAACAGGAGCTAGTGATGAAGAATCCTAACCACAATGCGATGGTCGTGCTTTCCGGCGGCCAAGATAGCACGACGTGCTTGTACTGGGCACTAAAGCAGTTCGACACTGTTCACGCAATTACGTTCAATTATGGGCAGCGCCACAAAATCGAAATCGATGCGGCCTGCAAGATCGCACAAATGGCTGGGGTGAGCGAGCGTCATTACCTTGTGGACGTGATTGGCCTGCTGATGAGCACAAGCCCGCTTACAAGCGATAACAAGCTGGACGAGTACAAGGATTTCGAATCAATGGAGAAGGAAGTCGGCAACAAGGTTGAAAAGACCTTCGTGCCTATGCGCAACACGACATTCCTCACCATCGCGGCCAACTTTGCCATCGCCAACGACGCATGCAACCTCGTTACCGGCATCTGTCAAGCGGACAATGCCAACTATCCTGACTGCACGGAAAACTTCCGTAGCAAGGCGGAAGACGCATTCAATGAATCGCTGGGCCTGCACACTGGCGCATGGAACTCGTTGCGCATTGTGGCTCCGTTGATGCATTCCAGCAAGGCCAGCACTGTTCGCATGGCAAACAACCTTCCCGGCTGCATGAACGCCCTTGCGTTCAGCCATACGAGCTATGACGGCCTGTACCCACCAGTCGGCATGAATCACTCCAACGTGCTGCGCGCCAAGGGTTTTGAAGATGCAAGCATGCCCGACCCACTGGTGCTGCGTGCATGGCTGGAGGGGCTTATGCCACTGCCAACAAGCGTCAACTACAACTTCTGCCGCAACTGGGACGAAGGTCAGAAGCTTGGCACGCTGGCTGAAATGAACTCTAACCGCTGGCAGCCGAAATGGATCTGATCACACACGTGATTGTCGGTGCAGCAACCGGGGCCGTAATAGGTCAGCCGGTTGCTGGCGCTATAGGCGGGGCATTGCCCGACCTAGTGCTGCTCACCATGGCTCGCAGGCCAACCCCGCCAACGGCCTACCGCTGCACGCACAGCGCTTTGTGCTGGCTGGCCTTGGCTGGTGCCCTGTGCTGGGCGTTTGGCCCCGCTGCGCCCCTGCTGGCCCTGCTGCTGGGCTGGTTGTCGCACCTGTTGCTGGACATACCTACGCACGGGCACACATGGGGGCCGCAACTTCTATTCCCTCTAGTCCAAAAGCCAAGTTATACTAGCGCTAAGGAATGGGAATGGTTCAACAAAAGCTGGTTCATTGGACTGGCACTTTCTGTGGAGTGGCTTCTGATATGTCTCGCGATAAAACTATGGCTGTGAAGATCCGGCACTGGCTGCCCATCATCACCTATTGCCCAGTGAACAACCTGCCTGACCTAATCTACGTGACGGTCAAGCTGCGCAACGACTTTGCAGAGCTGTACGCACTGCGCAAGCGCATCCGCAAGCTGTGCAAGGGCCGGAAGATGTTCATGGAGAACCTTGCAACGCTGATTTTCGAGGAGCTGGAAAAGGACGGCATCCATTCGCTGGAAAGCGTGGAGGTGCGGCTGGCCTTTGACCGGCATGTGGTTACTATCTCCAAGCGGAGCTAACCAAATGCGCAAAATGAAGCGACGCTATTACGCACGCTTTGCGCTCGTAATCTCTTGTAACCATGGCTGCTGCAAGACGCTTTGGGCCAAACCGAAGTGGATACCCAGCGGCACATATCACCCAAAGGAGCTAGTCGAATAATGCCATATCGTTCCACAAAAACCTTCGGCCACGAGCTCGGCCTGAGCTGTGCCTTCCGCCAGTGGCGCGCAAATCACAGCCACTGCAGCAAACTGCACGGCTACGCACTGTCCATCAAGTTCACGTTTGAAGCGGACGAGTTGGACGATAAGAACTGGGTTATGGACTTCGGCGGCTTCAAGGAGCTGAAGGAGCGCCTGCAATACTGGTTTGACCACACTACTGTCGTCGCGCGTGATGACCCTGAGCGTGAGCGCTTCAAGCGTCTGCATGCGGCGGGCGTTATTGACATGCGGGAGATGGAGAACGTGGGCTGTGAGAAGTTCGCGGAGTTCATGTACTTTACGGCATGTGAAGTCCTGCGGCAGAAGCTGGGCGACCGCGTCAAAGTGGTTTCCTGCGAGGTGGCTGAACACGGTGCAAATAGCGCCATTTATATCGGGGAGTAAGAAGAAATGATGAACAAAGATCACGTGCGTGTTACGCAATCCGTCGGCAACGTCACAGTTCAAATCGAGGGCACGCTGGAAGACGCGCAAGCGTACTTGCAGAAGACCCCCGGCGCTGACGGCACTGCGCATTATCGCCAGCTTGACAAAACCCCCTGCAAGCGCCCCATGCTGGCAGCAGATCACACGCTGCCGACCCAGTTGCTCGGCTACGACGGGCACGGGACGGATTATCTGAACATTATGTTCTTCCCGCACTTCAACAGCTTCGTCGGCTACTCTGACCATGCGGTGCCCATTGTGTGCAGCCCAACGCTGGGCGGTTGCATTACGCAGCTCGGCGGGCAAGGTGTTCAGGCTCGCCCCAAAGAGCGCATGGGCTTCCCGCTGACAACGCCGGGGCCAGTGCCAACCGCGCAGGCTAACTGGGTTGACCTCAGCAAGCCGCTGGATGCGCAGCTGGAGCGCTTTGAAAGCCAAAGCACGCAAAACCCTAACATCCGCTGGTTCCCTGCGCTGGGCGCGTATGTGTCCTATGACGAAGCAGCGCTCGCCTTGTCTACGCACCTGACGTATGACATGGCAACAGACCATCTGCACCAGTACCATCAACATCTGGACAGCAAACTGGTTGAGAGCGTTGTCGGCAAGCCTGACCCGCAAGCTGTACAGGCCATCTGCGACAGCGTGGCACACCTTGCCGGGGGCTGGCAGGCTCAACCTACCGACCAAAAGCTGTACGACACACCGAACGGCAAGCTGCCTGCACCTTGGGACGTGAAGACTCAGCTGTCAACGCAAGAAGCCGGTAACGAATGGACGCGCAAGATGGTGGACGACATGCCGTGTATCCGCGCCCTGGACTACGACTTCCGTCCGGTACTCATGTCTGAAGAAGGCATCTTCCGCGGCCTGCTGGCTGCAACTGGGGACGACGCTGAGCGCCCCGGACTGCTGGAGACCCCTGCTCGTGTCATGAAGGCTTTCCAGCACTGGTTCAGCGGCTATGCCGTGGACGTGCCAGCGCTGCTGAAGGTGTTCGAGGACGGGGCCGAGGGCGTAGACCAGATGGTGATCGTCAAGGACATCCCCATCTACAGCAAGTGCGAGCACCACATGGCGGACATCTTCGGCACGGCAACAATCGCCTACATCCCGAACGGCAAAATTGTCGGCCTGTCCAAGCTCAGCCGCGTGGCAGACGCGTTTGCCCGTCGCCTGCAAGTGCAGGAACGTCTGACGAAGCAGATTGCGGATGCCATCCAGGAGTACCTGCAGCCGGTCGGCGTTGGTGTGGTCATCAAGGCCCGCCATATGTGCATGGAGAGCCGTGGCATCTGCCAGCAGGGTCACCACACTATCACGTCTGCGTTGCATGGCGTCCTGCGCGATGACGTAGCCGCCCGCGCAGAGTTCTTTAGCCTCGTTAACTCCAAGTGAGGACGCCATGAGCAAAACACAAGTGACAAGTACGGAAGAAGCCACGTATCAGGCGCAGTACGCAACCAGCCGCCACCATACGCAGGTCTTGCCTGAGCTGGTGCGTGCTATTCAGCTGTTCCCTACATGGCCCTCTGACATTGGGCACGCAGCACTCATTATCGGTGAGGAGCTGGGCGAGGTAACAAAGGATGTGCTGCAGTACCTGTACGAGCCGAACAAGGGCAAGACGTTGGAGACAATCCGCGTCGAATGCATTCAGAGCATTTGCATGCTGCACCGCTTCCTGAATAGCCTGGATGCCGGGGCTTACGCGGGGCAGGCTAACCCTTCGCATAGTGTTGTGCAGACTGCGCGAGACAACTGCCAGCGTGAACTGGATGCTTTGCCTCCTCGCAATCCTTACGAATAAAGCCTTAAAATAGGGCTATGCGGCTGGTGCAGTTGCCAGCCGCTTTCATCTAGGAGTCTGTCATGGCAACGTGTGTTCATAACCCAAGTGCAACACCCAGCAAGGAACCAGAAGATCTGCGCTACAGGGTCATTGAAGAATCTGTGTCGCATCACTGCTGCTTCTCATTCACTGTGGTTGAAGTGACGCCACATGAGCCTGACACCTACCAGATTCAAACCTACGGCTACAGCTTCAACAGCGTCTGCGAATGCTTTGACGACGTTGACGCGGAGCGTATCTGTGACGCACTGAACATGCGTGACCAGATGCGAAAGGCGGCTGCAGCCCAAGGCGGTAAAGTTGATTTCCACTACGAACTGGGGGAGTAAATGATTATCGACACAACCGGGTTCCCGAAGCGTGCTGTAGTCAAGCGCGTGCCCGCCAAAGACCCGCATGCGCGGCGAACTGGCATTGCCGAATATTTGACGCTGTCGTGCGGCCATATCCTTGGACTGCGCCATGCGTTCCGTGCACCCGCTGAGGCAGGGTGCTATCTATGTGCCAAAGAACAGGAAAAGAAAAATGCTCAAGGATGATTGCTGCCATCCCGAATTCGCACGCGATGGCGACAAGTGCACACTCTGTGACAAGGTAATGATCGAGGGTTATGACCTTGTGCTAACCACACACGTCTGGCGTCTGAACCGCACCAATTACGACAGCCCGCAGCTGACGAACAAGACCCGCCTCGTGCCGGACTACCCCAGCATCCGCCGTTATGCTGGGCTGCGTGACAAGCGCGTCCTGCTCATTATGCCGAAGCCACTGACGAAGGACGAGCAGCGTATGTTCGAGTTTGCGCAGGGCTATCAATTCGAGGTGTTGGAGGTGTAATGTTTGACTCAATGAATGTCTTCATGGCTGCGGTCTATACCAACCAGTATAAACCCGGCATGCGCTTGTATGAAGACCTCACTGAGCACGAACAGGGGATTATGCGGGCAATCCCGCATATCCTTGAATCTTGGCATTACGTAGGCAAGCAGCGTTTCGTAGACGCAATGCGTGCAGACAATGCCAAGATTTTTCTTGACAGTGGTGCCTTCTCCGCCTACACCCTCGGCATTGAGTTGAGCGTGGAGGAATACTGCAATTACATCAAAACAAACAGCGACATCCTGCGCGTGGAGGATGGCGTGGTTATGGCCTCAGTGCTTGACGGCATTGGTGATCCGCTGCAAACATGGCGCAACCAGCAAGAAATGGAAATGCGCGGCGTCAGGCCGTTGCCATGCTTCCACGCTGGGGAGGATGAGCGATACCTTGAGCACTACGTACAGAACTACGAATATATCACGCTCGGCGGCATGGTGGGCAGTAGCACCAAGAGCTTGATGGTGTGGCTTGACCGGGTTTGGGACAAGTTCCTTACAGACGGTGCAGGCCGCCCGCGTTGCAAGGTACACGGGTTCGGCATTACCAGTATTCCGCTTATGGAGCGTTACCCGTGGTATAGCTGTGACTCGTCATCCTGGGTGCAGGCTACGGCATTCGGTGCTATTGTTACCCCGCAGTATGGCCCAATGAACGTGTCGGAGAAGAGCCCAAGCCGCCATGACTGGGGCCAGCACATAAGCACGCTCACCCAGATTGAACAAGACGCTGTCTATCAAATGCTGGAAAATGCAGGCTTTACCTATGAGCGCCTGAGCACGGTTTACCAAAGCCGCGCAGCCTTCAACATCTGGGCGTATGGTGTAATCAACGCTACAATTAACGCAAGTTATGAGGGCGTGTTCCGCCAGCAAGTACAGGAACTGTTTTAGGAGGCCATATGGCAAAGGCTAGGACGCACAACGAGACGGTGATATTGCAGTACGTCAAGGATCACGAACCCTGTAGCCTTTGCTCCATATACAGGCATTTTGAAATGCGACGGCAGAATGCGGCTGTCGTCCTCAGCAGGCTGGTAAAGGCTGGCAAGCTGGACATTGCGTTCCGCAAATCGATCTACCGGGGTCATCCGACTCCGTTCTTTAAGTCTGTCCCTGAAGTGCCCGCAGGAGGGGCGGAACTGCAGGCAATGCTCACTACTCTCTGGAGATAACCACATGCTCGAGGCTTTAAAGTTTGTGCAGGGCGCTGTCGCTCGCAAGAATGTTGTGCCGGAGTTGACGCACTTCCGCATCAAGGAGGGCCGCGTGACTGCCTACAATGGCAGCATGGCCCTCAGCAGCCCCATTGCGTGCGTGCTTGACTGCGCACCAAAGGCTGCAACGCTTATCAAGGCCATCCAGCAGGCAGCTGAGACCGCTGCACTGTCGATTACACCAGCGGGCCGCCTGCGCATTACCAGCGGTGGCATGAAGGTGCTAGTTGACTGCATTGAACCCACCATGCCCCCACTAGGGCCGGAGGGCACGTTGCTCCCGCTGAACGAGCAGGCCGGGGCTGCACTGCTGCAGGCGTTTAAAAGCGTTGAGCCGTTTATCGGTGACGACGCTAGCCGCGCTTGGGCGAACGGTGCCCTTATGCGCAATGGTGCCGTTTACGCAACATGCAATGTGATTCTTGTTCAGTATTGGCTCGGCTTCAGCCTGCCAATGCCGGTGAATATTCCATATGCTGCAGTCAAGGAAGGGATCCGTGTTGGTGAAGCACCGCAGGCGCTGCAGTACACCAACAACTCCATCAGCTTCCTTTATAGCGACGGACGATGGATCCGCACCCAGCTCTTCAGCACTGAATGGCCTGACAGCATCGACAGCCTGTTGGAGCGCCCAAGCGAGGCAAAGCCCATAGCTGAAGGCTTGTTCGAGGCTGTTGCCAACGTGAAGAACTTCATGGACAAGACCGGGCGCATTATCTTTCGCAATGGTGTGGTTAGTACCCATGAGGATGATGAGGAAGGCGGTCATTATGATGTGCCAATGGACTTTCAGGGAGTGTACGCCTACGATATGTTCATGGCGCTGAACGGCATTGCAACGCATGCGGACTTTAGCACATGGCCGAATCCATGCGTCTTCTTTGGCAATAACCTCCGCGGGGTTATAATTGGGCGTAAGCTGTAAATAAGGAGTCTACATGCCTGCAAACCATTCATCATTCTGCAACATGGTCAGCGGCAAGCCCGCGCAGGGCTGCAACTGCGGCCCAAAGCCCTACAACCTGCCAAAGCGCTTCTATGCGAGCGGCATGTATGTGCGCGGCCCTGCGCGGCCTACTGGCAGCGGCTACAGCGAGACGGTGTTCAAAACCAACGGCCCAAAGTTCGCTGAGCTCACGGCCATGACCCTCAACGAGTTTATTGACGCCTACGAAAACAAGGTGGCGGAGCTGGAGGCGCGGCTTGACGCGGCCCAGAACGTAGCCTCACACGCTCGGCGCAAGCTGATGGAAGAGGTTTATCGTCGCAGGTCTGCGCACGACGTCTACGGATTGAACGTGCAGCCAAAGGATGTTGATGCGGAGCTGGCAATGCTGCTGGATAAAGTAAATGAATCAAACTAAACTCGCCTCACTGATTGAGTCCCTCGCTAACACCTTCATCGGAATGGTGCTTACGTTGGCACTAGCGCCAGTCGTCTATCCATGGTTCGGCCATAGCTTTACGATGTCGCAGAACCTTGGAATCGTCCTCGTGTTCACAGTGGTTAGCATTGGGCGCGGCTACGCTGTGCGCCGCTGGTTCAACAACCGTATCAAGCGAATGTCTGCCCGCATGGCGCAGGCTATCAAGGGGTAAACAATGGACGAGACTGAACAAACAGTCAAGCACCCGTTCACGCCGACCGCCTACGCATTAGCCGGTGTACTAGCGAGGGCCGTGGCTAAGGATGAAACTACAGACGGCTGCGATATCAGCGCTGGCCTGTACGGTAAGGAGGCAAGCCAGTTGCTGACCGCCGTGGCTTGGCTGCTGGACGAGTATGCAGAGCCAAACCAGTTGAAAAATGTGCTGCATCACTTCCAGACCTGTTAAAATGGAGCCATACCAACCAACCGGAGCAAGCACAATGCCACATCCAAGTGACCACATGCAGGCGCTCATGCTGGACCTGCGCAACAAGAATCTTATCGGCGTGCATACCTACCATGCGTTGCAAGCCGAAGCTATCAAGCAGGATGATCTGCTGAAGCAAGCTGTCGGCCGGGTTTTCGACCTGCTGCTGAATGACGACGGGCAGGCGTACAAGGAGGCACGCAAGTTCCTTGAAACGCACTTCCCGGCTGTTGCAACTAAACTCGACAAGCGAGGCTAAAGTGAAACGCCATTTTGTGAGTCAAGTTCTTTGGCCGACGGTGAAGTTCTTGATCATCCTGGTTGCGACGGCTACCGTCGTCTTCATGTCCAAGGTGATCGACAACCAGCGTACCTACATCCAACAGCTTGAAGAAGTTATTGATGCACGTGACTGCGAGTACCCTGAGCGCAGCTACCGTGCAATCCCGCAACCGCCCAAGCAGCACACAACATAGGAGACCGTCATGGGCCTGCTTACTCAACAATATCAAAAGTTCCGCAAGCATGACCCAGCGAACGGACAGTATGGGGACTGCCATCGCACCTCCATGGCTATGCTGCTGGGCTGCGACCGGGACAAGATCCCAAACTTCGGCATCTACTACGATCAGATGGATAAGTGGGACGAGCTGCTCAATGGCTTCCTGGATTCGTTGGGGCTGTTCCAAGCGGACATCGCTTTCACATTCGAGGAAGGTGCAAAGTTCGAGGATGTGAAAGAGTACATGGTGAAGATTGCGCGCAACCAGCCTTTCTTGATGGGCGGTACTTCCCCAACTGGAACCAATCACAGCATCGCCATTGACACTGACGGCGCTGTGTTTGACCCGCAGGGCCGCACGCCTGCCCTAGTTGGCCCCAGCAGTGACGGCCATTGGTGGCTGAGCCTGTTCTGTGTCAAGCCTGGGACGATTGTGGTGCCATGGGGAGCGAACCGTGATAACTCCTAACATGCCCCTCACGTTCTACGGCATGCGTATCGTTATTACGCAAGACCGCCCAAAGATGCAACTGAGCGAGGACTGCCCGGTTACGCCGGAGTTTCGCGTGGAGATGAACAAGTGGATGCTGGACTTCTTTGGTGTTGACAACCTTGTTCCCGATGGGCAAGTGCTGAAGCAGACCGACCCTCGCAACATGGCGCTCGGCGTCGTGTACATGAACGAACGAACCTATATACAATTGCAGAAGGTAATGCACGCATACAACCAAGGAGCAATGCGATGACTTCAATGAAACTGGTGTGCACAAATGTGGGCGGCAACCTGCATGACGTGGCCCGCATGGTCAACAAGATGGATCTTGCCAACAACCTGATCCAAGTACACCCGGTGACCGGGCTGAGCAGCGTCGTCCTGTTCCGCGTGCCTGAAGACTGGCAAGTGGAGAACGGCTGGCCTGTGCGCCCTACAGCCGAACCTGAGCTTGCGCCTGTTTACCACATGAACGGCGCAAAGCCTGCCCCTGTGCCAATTGGCCCACCGCCATTCAAAACCCGCCTGTTACCTGCCTCCTGTTTCGAGATTGGTCAGTATGTGCTGGCATGCAATGTCAACACGGCAGATCCTCGCAGCGGATTCGCCGTTGGTATCGTGTCGGGCGTTCACAAGGGAGCATCATCTGATAACCCCTCACTTGACTGGCCCTGCCTGACATTGGAAGGAATGGCGGAACGTAAGTACACCTATGCCATGCAAGTGAACCGCGAGCAAGGTGCCCACATCAAGGACGGGTTCCTCGATCTGCTGAAGCGCTACCACGCAGGTCAACAGCGTATCCTGGATTCCACCATTGAAGACATCCTCAACTGGAGGCCAGACAGCAATGAACCAGCATGAAGCAAGCGAGGCCGGTGTTATCCTGCGCTTTGCAGGTGAGCACGCCTTCCTCAGCAACTTCCATCCTTGCTTCCTGTACACAGGGCGAGGCGTGTACCGGACTGTTGAGCACTACTATCAGGCTCACAAGACCAACGACCTCGCCATGCACAGCCTCATACAGCATGCCAAGACCCCCGGCGATGCCAAACGGCTCGGCCAGCGTGCTACGTTGCGCCCGGATTGGGAGCAAATGAAGGAGTTCATTATGTGGGAGGGCTTGCGAGGCAAATTCTCGCACCCGGACCTGCGTGACAAGCTGATCGCTACGTGTGGTCACCAGCTCATTGAGGGCAATACATGGGGCGATGTTTACTGGGGCCAGTGCAACGGGGTCGGCCAAAACCGGCTCGGTGAGCTGCTTATGCGCGTGCGCAGCCTTTGCCTGCAGCCGTAAGATTATGTCAGTTAACTATACTCAGCCAGATATGCCAATTGTCGATTATTGGCGGAGTTGGCTTCACCCTAAAAATGCTGACTTTATAAAGCGTTGCGCATTGCGGTTTTTGATTCGGGAGCTAATATTGCACGACCGCGAAAACCGTACTGGCCCAGCAAGGCCACGCAACGCGGCACCACGGGCCTAACGTAACCCGGCCAATACCTAGCCCGCCTCGCGGGCTTTTTCACGCCCGCAGCGGCTATAATATAAGCGCGTACTGGCTCGCATTAATAGCCTCCCATCATTGTTAAGGATATCCAGCCATGGCTACACGTAGTGAC